GGTTGCACAGAACAAACCATATAACAACATATATAACAGTATAAGTGATGTCAGTAGACAGTGTTGTTCTTTGTTTTTAAGAATTGCTGAAAGTTATGGAACGCCAAGACAAGTCAATGACAGAGATTATCAGGTCATGGAATCTTGGGTTAAGGATGGGCTGACAGTCCAGATCTGGGGCGATATCCTGAAGGATCACGCGAAATGGTGCCACGATAACCGCCGCGACTATCCGCGAGGGCTGGCCTGGTTCACGGTTCCGGTGCAAAAGAAGCTGGGAAATGCACCAAAACGCGGTAAGAATACAATCGGAGCGGTAGTAAAAAAGCTAAGACCTTGATATTAAACGATAAGTCACTTAACATAATACGTATTATGCGCTGTAATCGATTTAGTTCGGGCAATTCCGGCATCACGCGAGCCTTTTCGCAGCACGGCCAGCGCACGTTTGCGCACGACCGACCCCCTTGCCCCCCCACCCCCGCGCCTCTTGCTGCATACCCCCACATAAATATTTTCTGGTTTTTTTCTGGATTGTGTGCCATACCTATTTTTATCAATTAGGAAGGATTGAGTTATGAAGAAGATGTATCGAGTTGTTCAGGGTCAGAAGCGACGGAATGATCCTGAGAAGAAGGATTGGGTGAGATTGGGTATTGCGTTTAGTGACAGTAACGGGATGCGAGTTAAGTTGAATGCGTTGCCATTGCCTGATGAGAATGGGGAGATTTGGTTAAACTTGTTTGAGGACGAGCCTAAGTCTGGTGGTCAGCAAGTTCGGGGATCTTCTCAGACAGAAGATGCTATACCGTTCTGATGGCGAGAACGCGTCAAACTCCGATTGGTAGATTTGGCGGGGTACGTTTAGCACAGCGGCGTATTCGGACCAGTGAGACATTGGAGAATAACAAGGAAGCGGTTGCCCAGGAGTTGATTGCTCTTGGGACCACTTCGATTACGGAGATTATAAATCTTGATGGTTCTATGCGTCCGTTGGATGAAATACCGGATTATGCTCTGAGGGCGATAAAGAAGATTGTTCCGATGCCGGATGGTCGTGTATCGATTGAGTTGCATGACAAGGTGAGTGTTTTGCGCATCTTGGCGAAGGCTGCGGGTTTCTTAGATAATCCTGAGAAGGAGAATGATAAGCCATCGATTGTTGGGATTAACATGCGTGGACCGGCGGCAACGACAGAGTATGCTGAGGTGGTGGATGAAACAGATAGTAATTGATGACGAGCTTATGGCTTCGGTTGGGATACAGTACGCAGCAATGTATTTTTGTCACCGCGTAAAATCTTTAGAGGCAGCGCTTGAGGAGATTGAGAAGGTTGCTCTGGTTAGCGAGGGCGTTGAGTTCTACGCAATGGTGGCGCGTAAGGGTTTAGATGGCGAGTTCGATTATGACGGATATTCCGAGCCTTGATTTAAACTTTGAGAACAGTCCGACTGTTTGGAAGTTTCTGCATGATGACAGTTTTGTTCGGGGATTGATGGGTCCGGTTGGATCTGGGAAGTCTTATGGGTGTGCGGCTGAGATTATGTTGCGGGCGGTACGTCAAAGGCCCAGCCCCAGAGATGGGATTAGATATTCTCGGTTTGTGATTGTTAGAAATACTTATCCTGAGTTGAGAACAACGACGATTAAGACGTGGCAAGAGTTATTTCCAGAGGATGTTTGGGGTGGAATGCGCTGGCAACCGCCTATTTCGCACCATATTCGGATTCCGACGAGAGAGGATATTCCGGGCATTGATTGCGAAGTAATCTTCATGGCCCTTTCTTCTCCGCAAGATGTACGGAAACTGCTGTCATTGGAGCTTACGGGGGCTTGGGTGAATGAGGCCAGAGAGTTGCCGAAAGCGGTGATTGATGGTTTGACACACCGAGTTGGGCGATATCCGACAAAAGCGGATGGTTCTCCGACATGGTACGGTATTTGGATGGATACGAACCCACCGGACAATGACCATTGGTGGCATGAGTTGGCAGAGAAAAATCCTATTGGTGGTGCCTATCCGTGGACGTTCTTCAGACAACCCGGCGGTGTTTTGGCTGTGAATGGGAAAGATGTGCCTGAGAATCCAGAGGCGCAGGGCCATGTGTTTTCTGGGGGCAAGTGGTGGAAAACCAATGAGGATGCGGAGAATAGAAACAATCTGCCGCCCGGATATTATCAACAGCTTCTCGGCGGAAAGAATGCGGATTGGATCAGGTGCTATGCGCAGGGAATGTACACGTTTGTGCAAGAAGGGCGTCCGGTCTGGCCGGAGTATGACGATGAATTGATGAGCGGGGATGTTGAGGTCGATCCGTATTATCCCATGCAGATTGGCGTTGACTTTGGATTAACACCGGCGGCGATCTTTGGGCAGAGAACACAAGCGGGGGCGTGGCGGATCTGCGATGAGCTTGTGACGTTTGACATGGGCCTTGAGCGGTTTGGTCAGGAAATGATGGCGCTGATTGCTCAGAAATATTCTAAGCATGATATTCTGATTTGGGGCGATCCGGCGGGGAATAAACGGGATGAGATTTACGAGGTTACAGCCTTTGACCATCTCAGATCACTTGGTTTCAAAGCACAACCAACAGAAAGCAATGCGTTTCAAGTCAGACGAGAGGCTGGGGCTAGTCCTATGGGGCGGCTGATAAACGGCAAACCTGGGCTGATGGTGGATAAGAAATGCCTGAGATTGCGCAAATCTCTGAGCGGCGGATACTTTTTCAAGCGTCAAAGCATGGGCGCTGGGCAAGATCGATTTAAAGATACGCCGGTGAAGAATGACCATTCACACTGCGGGGATGCGTTTGGATATCTTATGCTGGGCGGCGGTGAACAACGCCGGTTGCGCAGGGGTAGCTATGGCAATTCCTTCGCAGCACAAAGCTATTCTGCGGAAACGGAATTTAACGTGTTCTGATGGGACTGATCCAGTTACCAACCTTTCAAATGCGAACCGATGAGCAAATCGTTCCGCTCACACTTAGCCATGTTTATAATATTAAGCTGGGGCCGCACGAAGAGGAATACGCTAGACATATACCGCACTACAGAGATTATGTTTGGGACTATTCTGTGCTGGGCTGGTCATGGACTGCTATCGGGCGCGGCAAGGTCATTGCCATCTTCGGAGTAAGAGATATATGGCCCGGTTTGGTCGAAGCTTGGTTCATTCCGGGCGAGGGCTTGGATCGTCATGCAAGGTCAACTTTGATCGGTGCAAGGGCGCTTTTGCGTGAAGTGATGTCTGATACAGATATCAGACGTATGCAAATCTTCGTAAAAGTGGACAATACCCGCGCATTAAGGTTTGCTAAGGCGCTACATTTTGAGGTAGAGTGCATATTAAGAAAGTTTGGCCCAGAGGGGGCTGACTACTATGCGATGGCGAGGTTTGAGTAATGGCTGGACTAGGTGGTGGCAGACGTAGAAGAGAGCCAAGCGTTGAAGAAGTTCGCGCTCAAGAGCAAGCAACAGCGGCGCAAGAACGGGCTGAAGAACGGGCCGAAAGTCAAGAGCGTACAGAGATGCGGGGTGTGCAAGCCAGAAGAAGATTACTTCGTCGCGGTGGTTTAAGATTATTATTCTCCCCAGCACGTCAAGAGGGGCCGGGAATGGCAACGACCAGAATGTTGGGTGGGGGATCTTGATATGCCGAAGGGCGGGACTCAGCCATTAAAGGCACAAGCAAAAAAAGAAACGCTTGGATCTGATATTCGCATGGGTCTTGGCCTTGAGCCAAAGTCACCAAGCTATCGGGCGCGTTCTGCGGCAAGCCAAAAAAAACATCAGGAAATGCTGGAGCGATCAAGAAGAAACGAAAAGAAGCGCGAGAAGCGGAGAAGTAAACGTCCATCTGCGCAAATGCTTTTCGAGCAAGAAAAAGCCGCAAAGCTGGCAGAAGAACGGGCCGAAGGACAAAAGAAGCGTAAGGCGTTTGAAAAGGCTCAAGGCGAAAGATACGCTCGTCGTCGCCGGTTGCTAATGAATATCTGATAGGAAGCAGTATGACAAAAATCAAAGAAGATTCTCGCGTTTACCAAAAAGCTGATCCCCAGCCAAAACGCGCAAGAAATGAAAAGGGGCAATTGGTTTCAGATGATCCATCTACCCCAGACGTAAATGAAGCTTGGGAAGGCGGGAAGGCTCCAAAGAAAAAAGCTGCCCCAAAGAAAAAGGCAACAAGTAGTGGTAAAAAAAGCGTATCAAAATCCTAAGGGCGGATTGAACGCTGCCGGTCGCGCTTACTTCAAGCGCAAAGAGGGATCTAATTTAAAAGCCCCCGTCAAATCCGGCGA